TGTTTCATTTAAGGAGGAAACAAATATGTCTTACGATGAAAATCCAAATGGTTCTGCTTTATTCAATGTACGAAATAGAGGCAACCGTAAATTTAAAGAAACACATCTACCATCGGACTTTTTTGATAATGGTTCGATTAATGCTGAACATTCTGCTGTTATTAATAGTAACCCTTATTCTGTTATTATTAAAGAAGAAAGTGTATTTGGTGCTAAGAGTGGTAAGTCAATCGAACACCCATCTACATTATTTTCAACAACTGAAATCATTAACATGTCTAACACTGATATTAATATCAGTAATCGATTCGGATATGTATATCGATTAAAACCAGGTACAGAGAATTCTTCTTTAAGAAGACTAACTCTGGAAGATAAAGAAATGGTTTTACGATATGGTTCCGGTCTTTATATTATTGTTAGACATTTGTCTAATTTAGAATCAATAGTGCCGACTGTTGGTTTACTAAACTCAATTGAAAACTCTTATAAAGAATCAGGTAATAACGACGATGCTTTGTTTGGTATTACTGAAAATAGACGTTTATTTGGTAAAGTATTAGAAAATAAAAAAGAGTTGGAAGATAAGATATCCGATGTAATTAAAGCTACCAAAGGTCCTTATTCCACAAACCTCTACTTAGCAAATAGTGAGTTAGTTACTGTATTCTATTATCCTGAAGATATTATTCGCATGAATAAAATTATCTACGATAAAGAATTGGATATTGTAATTTCACCTAATGTAGTAAATTATAAACAAATTATCCACCCATCATTCTCTATTGAAGATTCTGAAATACATCAAGCTATTCGAAAAGAATTGACAGAGCAAGGTAAATTAGAATCTATTAAATTCATTACCAATAAAGAAAATGGTAAAATTTATCGTAAAATGGGTAATAAGATTCAAGTCATTAATGGTGAAAAACCAACTAATGGTGAAGAGTCTGGTTTATACATTTATACTTCTTATTTAAACGATGAAGATAATATCGAAGCAACTAACGTATTTATCCCTTATCGTGATAAAGAAGCATTACAAGAACATGGTTACTTCACCACATCGGATGAAGCAAGAACTTACAATTCTGAAATTGAAATTCGTAAACTTAAACAACAGGAAGTTATCTTAAATAATCAATTTAAAGAACAGGAGCGTGAACACGAACTTAAAGTACGTCAACTAAATGAAGAGATTAACCAAAAAGAAAGAGAGCTTAAAGAACTTAAACTTAGATTAGACCATATTGAAACATTAGGTAACCATGAGAACTCTCGTGAAGAGAGAACATTTAAACGTGAAGAAAGGACTTATCAGGCAGAGAATAGAGAAGTTGAAAGAAAATATAGACTTATTGACCGTAACCTAGACTTGGAGGAAAAAGTAATCGAAGAGCGTTCTAAACGCGTTAAAGCAGAAGTAGCAGCAGCAAGTGCCGGTAGCGCAGACACATCACGTAACCTTGTATCTACTGCTGGTATTATCACAGGTACAGCTACAATTGTTGGAGCAGTAACTAAAGTAGTCTCTGATAGTAAAAAAACATCAGCTGTTGGAACTATAGCTAAGAAAGGATTTTTAGCCTTATCTGCATCTAGTGCTGCTACAAATGCTGTAGCAGGAGTAGCTGCTAAATCAGCATCGGCTTTTGCCGGTATTAGTTCATTAGGAGCAGCCTTACCTGTCATTGGAGCAGCAGCAGCTGTGGTAGGTATTGGTTATCTTATTTTTAAAGGAATTGGAAAATTATTTGACTTCTAAATTAGTTTGAGTGAATTATCTCTTAGTAGATGATTTAAGTGTTTTATTATTGTTAAAAGAATATCGCGAGTCTTTTATCATGGTAGAATATACTTTAATAATTATACAAGGAAAACAAGCATGAATCCTTTATTGATACAACGGATTAAGGAAGATACTCCACATATTGACGAGAGAATTGGATTAGGATTGTCTTATCACGACAATCCTAATATTCCTCTTTATGTGGATAGACTGTTTCGTATTAACTCGAAACGGTTTCCTAAAAAGTTAAAGTATCTTGGTTGTGAAAAAGTCCCTCCGAAAGAGGGTTACCAATACATGACCAGAATTAGTAATAACAATACACGTAAATACGATATCAATCGAAATGATATTCGTTTATACGCTTTTAACTTTGACTTTGATGGTCAGCCGATTCGTAAATATATCTATCTTCCATTTATTCGTCGACATGGATTCATGTGGATGAATGGTGTAAAATACATGGTTGCACCTGTAATGGCAGATGGTATTATTACAATTAAGCCTACTGAAATCTTTGTCAAGTTGATTAAAATTAAATTGTGGTTTGAACGTATTCGTAATGTAAATATTGTTGTAGACGGCGTGCCTGAATACACATCTATTTATCATTCTAAAATCCACAATAAGAAAGACACTGGTCGTACTGACAATTTCATTAAAATGAAATGCACTCTGGTACATTATCTGTGTTGTAAATTTGGGATGACTAAAACATTAGAAATGTTTGGTTTTAAACCTGGCAGTGTTCTGATGTTAAATCGTGATGATTTTGAGAATCCTGACGATGTATTAAATCAATATCCAAAAGACGAATGGGTGATTGTCGAGAGCAATGGTCGTAAACCACCACACAGTTATCTCTATCCTTATTACGAACCTACGAAAATGTTCTTCGCAGTACATCGTAAAGAATGGGAAACGATTCGTTCAGCTAAGACTGTTATCGGTACATTGATTTACGTGTTAAGTCATTATACTCGTTATAACCGAATGAATCCAGATATTGTAGATAATACAGAAGCATGGCGTAGCATGATGGGTGAAGCAATTTGTTCTACATCAGACCATGCATCTATTATTCAAGACAATATTGATAAGCACATGGTTTCATTGGATGGTTATGTAGATGACATGACTATCGATGATTTCGAACGAATTGGTTTGGGACATATTGACAACATTTATAAACTGTTTGTTTATATTGTTGAAAACTTTATTGACCTGACTAGTGAGATTTCACAAATTTCTAAATCCAATACTTTGTATGGTAAGCAATTGCAAATTTGTCAATTCCTATTATTCGATTTGACTAAAGCCATTAACAATGCTTACTTTAATCTTAGTACATTGCGTTTAGAAGAAGACAGAAACCCAAATGTACCTGTTAAGTACGAAGCTGTACGTAAAGCAATTGAGAGCATTCGTGCTGAAGTTGTTATGCAGATTAAAAACCATACAGAAATTATTGTGGTAGATGACCCAGCTGATTTACCTATCTTGAAAATGGGACGTATTGTTATCCCACAAGAGAAGTCTGATAAAGCCAGAACATCTAATACACAATTTAATGTAGAAGACCCATCTGTAGCACTACATGAATCTCTGTTAGAGTGTGGTGCGGCATTTGATATGTCTAAAGCAGACCCATCTGGTCGCAGTAGATTAAACCCATATGTAACCATTACAGACGATTACACTATTGTGCCTAATCCCGAACTTGTCGATAAAATCGATGCCGTTAAGAAATTACTATACGGTGATGTCGATAATAGACATGAAATTGTAGACACAGAGTAATTGTTAAAGTATATTTTAAAAAGGAAACTAACATGAATATCGATTTGTATCAAACAGCACCTCTGCAACAAATGGTTGGTGAGATGTTGACACAAGTGATTGATGAAACACTTTACGCAGGCCCAAACCAAGTATCGTTCTTTCGTGGATGTGCTGCTGAAGCGGTAAGTCAAAACAATAATTTGTTCTCTGAAATCTACGTGAATATTTTACAGGTTTTGGAAAACGAATATCTGTCTAACCAAATTAACCCTAATAACCAAAACCAAGTATTCAACTTAGTAAGTAATTCTTTTGTTGATGCTGTTCCGTACATCTTCTTGAACTATGGCCCAATGAACCAATTAAATGCTCAAGAAGCACATGGTGTACGTAATGATGCTAATAAGTATTGTTCTTACATTGGTAACATCCAACGTCAATTAGCACGTCATTACAGTAACAGTAATGGCATGATGTATGGTAACAATGCTGGCAGCTATGCAACTCGTGGCGGTATGGCTATGCGTAATAATAACGTAGGTGGTAATGGTGGTTCTCGTTGGGGTAGTGTACGTGGTAACAACTTTGGTGGTATGGGTGCTAATCGTGTAGATAATACATTTAGTGCTTCTAACACTCAAGCACATGATGTATTTGGTCGTGGTAGTAATAGCAGTAACTCTACACAACAAAATGATAGTAATGATTACTTTGCTATCAAACGTCGTAGGTTGGCTGAAAGCAATGCTAACAATACAGCGAATAAACAACAAGATAATTCAGCGTATAATGAATTAGTGGATGAGTCTGCTGTTCTTGGTACACCTACTGTTATTCATGGTAATAAAACCCAATACGAAGAACGATTTGATAAATCTGCTTCTAACGAAACTGTTAAAGCAAACAATCAAACAGAAGTACAAGTTGAAGAAGATGGTTTCCCAATTGTACCGAATAATCGTCGTAAAATGGCTATTGGTCGTAACTGGTTAGTAGGTTTATGGATTAATACTTCTACCAAAGGATACGAAGATATTAATGAAGTAAAAGTACGCCGTAAGTTAACACCTGAATACTTATATCCGTTTGACTATACCAAACATCGTGAGAAACTGTCTGAAGATAAAGATGGTTTGTATTTTGAATACTACGATGCATACGGTTTGGTTCAACGTGAATATGTATTTGCATTTAATGCGAGCAATAAACTATGGCAATCTTACAACTATCTGAATAAACGTTGTATGATTGAATTAGATGAACATGGTTTGCCTTGTCAGGTGTTGTACGATTTAACTGAGGAAGAAAGAATGGAACTTAAAGACCATATCATTCCTGGTAAAACACCAGGTATCTTAGGTAGTGCTCTAATCCCTAATCGTGAGAATCCACCTAGTCTGGAAGAAGAAATCAAATATCTGACCATGACTGATGAAGAACGCGAGTATCAAGAAGCAGAAATCATTGCAAATGGTGGTGAAGTAAATGAATACAATGTAACCATTAACGATAATGAGATTATCGCTGATAACTTACCATCACTGGTTACTGAAATCATCGATGATGTTTATACCGAACACGGTAATTCTCGATTGGTTGAAAGTGATGTCACTATCATGAATCCTATTTCTACTAAGAAACGTCAGTTAGAAGTAGTACGTAAAATCAAAGAATGTAAAACATTCGATGATTATCGTGATAAAATCATTAAACCATTGACTAAAGCGCGTGAGTTTGTTCTATTGCGTAAGCTTTCTGAAATGATTGATATTCAATTCAGTAAGATTCTTCTGTGTCTAGACTTAACAGACATCAGCGTAACTGAAATCGTAGAGTGTTACAACGATTTGGAAGAACGTGATGATATCATCACTAAGTCATCAAGACAACAGTACAATACACTTGTAGAAGAAATGTTCGCATCATTTACTATTACCAATAATGATGATGAATATTTATCAGACAGTGATACGCCGACTATTGTAAGTAATACAGCAACTGTAACTTATGTAGACCGTAGTGCTGGTGAATTAAATATCACGTTAGATGGTTCTGAAAACAATCAAAATGGTTGGGTATGTTTGGTTCGAGATACTGGTTCTGAAATCAGTAATTTGATTACTGCTTCTTTGGTACGTCGTAATCGTAAATCAAGCAAACCTACTCGTGACACTTATCTATTAACTTCAGATGGTGTATTGCTTGAGTTTATTCCAGCTAGTCGATTTGATATTAACCATGTATTCTATCGCATTTGCAAATTAACGCAATAAAAAGGTAAATAGAGTAGAGAGGGAATTCCCTCTCTACTCTAGATATCCTTTATGTTTTTATTTTTTAGTCAGGTGCACCGTCTAAGGAATCACTTGGATTACCTTCGCCTTCGCTACTTTCACCACCTTCGTCGAAGTCAAAGTCATCTTCACCACCTTCACCTCCTTCATCACCAAAGTCACCGAAACCATCATCTTCGCCACCATCTTCACTATCACCACTGTCGCCACTATCGTAGCTACCACCACCACCTTCGCTAGGTTTAAGGTCATTACCTTCCATAAACCCTTCGGTAGATTTAACAATGTTTTTAGACTTCTCGAACATATCCATCATGTTCTTAATAGTCTTAATAGCAAAGTCACGCATAGAAGCATTCTTCTCGTAAGTTTGAACACCATCATCACTCACGGTAATGAAGTCCATAACTTCTGTACCAAAACCAGATTCAATTAAGAAGTTACGCATAATTTCTGCTTTAATTAAACCACGGTATTGGTCGATAAAGTTAGCGGCTTCTTCACCCAATACATCATTAGGTAACGATTCTGGTGAGTAAATATAATCCAATGTCTTATCGATACGAGCTTCCATCTTACTGATTTGGTCGTTAATCATCTCATCATTATCATTTGCTTTCTCTGGTAGTTTAACTACTAGTCCAGCAATGAATTTATCAGTGATATACTCGATAATGGTTCTAAGCGAATCATCACTCAAAGCATTCTTATCAATCTCGTCATCAGATGCTTCATTCAACACATCAAGAATATCATTCAAGTTTGACTTAACTGTCTCTTTGAGTTCTGTTCTTAATGTAGGAGAAGCTAAGATAAGTTTCTTAACAAACTCTGTAAAGTAAGGATTTTGTTTGGTTTGGATTTGTTTGACTACCATGCCTACTAAGAAGTTTTGTTGTAATACTTCTCGAGCAAAATCTACCCCGTAGGAATTATCAACTAATTCTGGAGGTAAGAATGTACCCATTTGTACTAATCTATTAATCAATTCAGCAGTATCATTATCAGGTGCTGGGATATCAGCTGTATTTCTTGTGATATCATGACCAATATTTGGTACTTTAGGATGGTCTGATTCAATTGCTAAACGAATATTAGATTGATTGATTCTGTCTTCAATCGTTTGTACATTCGATGCGCCTACCATTAGACCAGCTGTTAATCTGGTTTTTAAAGTAAGTGCTTGTGCAATTTGAATAGTCTTTTTAGGGTCTGGGTCTTTCTCATCAATTCTAACGGTAGCTACTGTTTCAGGAATAGAATTAGCAATACCTGCACGCACTTGTGCTAGCATGAATTGAATACGTAAAGACAATAACACTTTCATGTTGTCAATCAATGAACGACCCATGCCTTTATTATCAAAGTCTTGAGCCATATAGGTCATGATATCTTTAGGCATAAACAATACACGTGTTCTTTGTCCTGCTAATGCACGATAGAACATAATCCTAAATGCTTCAGTAGAATCACCAATGTCTAGGTTTTTACCATACTCACCTTGACGTGTTCTTTCAATAATCTCTTTAATAATAGCATTACCATGAATACGAGATAACATTTCAATTTGACGAGCTTCATCAATCATTGAATTCATGCCATCAAACATCTCACGTCCTTGTTGGATTAATGAAGATGCCATCTTAGAACCACTGGTACGACTATTAAATGTATTACTCAAGTCACGATAATAATTAACAGGTTTTACTTTAGATAAAGGCGCACCTTCTTCATCGTGTAATACTAAATAACCAACATGTTCAGAAGGAGTACCAGGTTTATAAATGGGAATAATTGATTCTACTGGATATTCAATTACCAAAGGCTCATTCAAATCTTTACGATAGGTTTGGCGATTGTTTTTCAATACTTTAAGATTATTGTCATCACCATAACCTGAATTAACAAAGCTATCAATATTTTTAAATACCTTATCTAAGATTTGTCTATCAGAAGCATTACTTCTATCAGTATAAGATTCTCGAGATAATCCAAGTGTACCCTTAATTCGTTTATCAGTAGCTTCTTTACGAATATGTCCTAAACGAATCATGTTCAAGTCATCGGTATATTCGATAAAAGTCTCATTACCAGAACCGTTTAGATTAACAGTCCATTTACCTTCTTTACTTAATGTAATTTCAGTATCTTTTTTATCTTTTTTAGCACCATCAATATCGAAAATCTCTTTAGGAAATTCGTATTCAATTTTATCACCTACTTTAATTCTTGTATCTACTAATTGATTTACCACATTGTTAGATGTAATAGAATGATTTGTCTGATAAAGTGTGGGTGTAGAACCATCTGTATTACCAGAAGTTACTTCAACACTATTAAAGTTAATTGAATAAGATTCATTAGAAATTTGTGGTCTTTTAGTTTCTGTTTTTTTACCAGCAAAACCAACACATGGTCTCATGTAATCATCAAGCTGTTTATCGATTTCTGTAATAGATTGTTTACTGCTTTGATAAGAGAATGATTCTTTAGCAAGTTCTGGGTTAATCAGTTCATCCAAGCTAGATTCTGGAATAACTGCAACACAGTAAGCACCTTTAGTAAACAGAATCTTATACATAATGTCGTATAGTCTACCATCTAAGTTAAATCCGGTAGCCATATAGTTTTTAATTCTATCTACCATTTGTACACCTGAACTTTGTGTAAACAATCCAGGTGGAGGTAGATATTGTAATTCTTGACCTGATGTAATATAAGTAGGTGAAAGAACATAGGAAATCAAAATTTGAGCAGCACGTTGTAAGTCTGGTAACAACTGCATGATGGCTTCGTTGTCATCAATATCTTGTGCTTTGTCTGAAGCCATTCCCAGTAGATAATCTAAACTAGGTGTAGTATCAGTTAACTGACCATTGTTTTTAAATGATTCTTCATTACGACTACGAATAAGTTTTGAAAACAATGAATAACTAGCTGGATTTCTTTTAATATCTTTTTCATCTAACTTAACAGGTCTTCCTTTTAAATGTTCATTTAACGTATTTAACAATGCGTTGTCATTTTTACCACTCATTTTTGATTACCTCTTTAAGTATATAAGGAATTTCGATATGATTAATCAATACGATTATCACTATAAAGTATATATCGATAAGTGTCTAGCCTTAGTATCCACCATGATTATTAAATCGACAAAAGATGCTAGGGACATGAGTAATGAATTATTTTACCGCACCTTACATCGATACGATGAAAATGACCCATCTAGTTGGATATATTATAAACATATCTCTGGTGAATATCACGTAACA